GGGTGACCGCCATCTTGGATTGTGGCCAACCACGGTGCTGGTTCCCAACCGCCTTGAGTGATCAATGTTCCCCACCAGCCACCACGGAATCCATCTGTGGTCAACCAACCATGATTAATACCAATACCTACCCAAGGCATACGTGCTTCCATGGCATCGTAATGATAATCCCATGTGTTGCCATTGTAGCCAAAACGTGCTAGTTCTGTAATGTTCTTGCGCCAGCCTGGTGTGCCCAACTGTTCATCACCCATGTCAGCACCATCAACAATAGTTTGAGTGAATGAGTATGCTTCGTTAGCAGTCCACGCACCACCCAGTGATCCGTGTTCACGAGCAGTGATCATAAAATCAAATCCTGTCTCTGCTCGTTTGATCTTGTTAGCCCAACTCAAGATGCTGTAGTTTTGTTCAACTGAACGATTGTTGTGTGCGGCCAGTTGGGTAGGGCAAGTGGTAGCGTTGCGACTAAACACTTGTTCTTCTGTCCAGTTACTGATAGAATTTTGTACGATCAATGTCCAGCCGCCACCTAGGGTGGTCATGTCACAGTAAACTTGAACAGGGTCGCCATTGTTGAAGTCATCATTACGGATCCAGTATACACCATCTTCCGAATCTGGATAGTCTTGTTTAATCTGCCAAGCACTGGTACTGTATTGTTCTCTAGTCTTGCCGTTAGGAACACCCAATGCTCGATTACGTGCTATAAGTGCGGCCTTTTCACGTGCTATAATCGCCAACTCAGTTGTGCGTAGTGAAGCAGTTAGTGTTACTCGATCACTTATAGGCAGCGTGTCATAATAGTTTAATATAGTTTCTTGATTCACAATCTCTTCCTCTGTTTCAACAACTGGTTCAGGAGTTACAACTTCTACAATTGGTTCAACAACTGGTTCAGGAGTTACAACTTCTACAATAGGTTCAACAACTGGTTCAGGAGTTACAACTTCTACAATTGGTTCAACAACATCTTGAGTTACTGTTGCCCTATAATCATTTACAGGCTGTGTTACCATCATCCCGTTTGAATCTTTTACCCAAATTAAATCTTTTGTATATTCTTTGCCATTCCAAACGTAAATAGCCATATCAGTATGCCCTTGCTATATTAAACAATGTTTAGCACATACTAGCAATTTGTGTAATGCCAAATACCAATGCTGCTCTTAATTGTAGGTCAGCACCTTCTGCTTCCAACTTCTCTGTATCAATCAAGTCAGCTAATATTTCTTTAGCTTCACTTGGACTCATTTGTCCTGACTGTAATGCTTCTTGAACTTGCAAGGCCATCTGGGCACGATCAGTTGCCCATGGTTGACCAGCATTGATTACTTCGTGTAGTATGTTGCCTTGTCCCATTAGAATCTCCCCTGTACTGCGCCAGCAATTATTTCACTTTGCTGAATAATTATTTTCTTTTTGAGTTCACAATACAAAGGACTCACAGGTCCTTTACTGGCACGATCTTTAAACTCGCTCACAGTATCAACCATTGTCTTTGTTAGTTTTGCCACGTCACGTGTGGGCTTGGTCTTGGCATAGATATCAAACCATTCAATGTCTCTATCTAATGCTGTTAGTTGTGCTAGTTGATCACCTTTGCAATCAAAACGCTTGGCGCCTTGTTGTATGTCAGTAACTACCTTTGCTTGATTGACATCCCAACGACTGGGGAACTTTTCAATTAGCCCCGCACAACCCGTTAGTGTTACAACTAGAAGTAATGCGACTAATTGTTTCATTTTTATTCCTTAGAACTTGCTCTTAACATCCAACCGTGTTTGCGATGTGCATCAATACGGCCAGCGATAAAATCACTGAATCCAAATTCTTGGTTTGCTTCGCTTTGTTGGAAAACTAGTTTAAGTATCTTAATAGTTTTCTCATTGTCTTCTAACAATGTTTGCACCATTACAGACTTAGGCAGTATAGCAGTCTCATCTTCAATTTGTGTTAGCATACTGAAACGAGTATAGCTGGCTGGAACGTAAGTTCCTAACCCGCGGATCTGTTCAGCAAATGTATCTATGCTCTCATATACTTCTTCGTATATACCACCAAAAAGATCGTGATACTGTTTGAAGTCTGGGCCTTCCACGTTCCAGTGAAAGTTGTGTGCTTTCAAATAAAAGCTGAACTCGGTAGCAAATGCTACTTTGGCCGCTTGTTGTAATTCATCCATGGTTGTTAGTCTCTTATAGTATATTTATACAATAAGTTACTGGCACCAGCTTTGTTTCGCATCGCCGTAATACTCACGTGCGAATCCATTGGCAATCAAAGCTGCACGTAGACTCTGACCATTTACTAGAATATCGCCTAGAACACGACCACCAAACTTGTCCCATCCATACATGGTTACTTGGAACTTGCCGCCTGTTGCTGCTGCCTGTGCGATTGCATTTTTAGTGAAAGCAGAAGCTGCCTCTCCTCGTTGCTTTTCGCTATCGCATTGCGCACGAAATCCTTTTTCAGGAGTATCTACACCAAAGACTCTAACAGCCAATTCTGGTTTAAGAGGTGCTGGGAGAAAGGGAGCAGAAATTACCACTGTATCGCCATCGGTTATTCTCAAGATTTGTGCGTCGTATGTAACGCCATGGGGTGTTTTTTGTGCAAATGCTAGTACTGGAACTAACAACAGTAGTGCTAATAATTTCTTCATGTATACTCCGTTTAATAAGAGTATTTATTAAATGTAGTTATTAAACCAACCCACTTTTTTGCCGTTAGAAATGCGACTGTCGTGTTCTTCAACACTGCTGGGATAACGCCATGCCCATACTGCAACCAATGCCATGAAGATGGCTGTGCTGATAACACCAATTAGTTTAACACCTGTGAAGAACATAATGCATAGGCTCAATGACATCATACCCAGCATAAAGTATTTCATCTTCAATGGGAACACACGTTTGGTATTCCAGTTGGTTAGAAACGGGCCAAACAGTTTGTGATTATAGATCCAACGATGCATACGTTCACTGCCCTTGCTAAAGCAATAGGCAGCAAATACCACAAAGGGACTGTAGGGGATGCCAGGTGTGACAACCCCTACATAGGCCATGCCTAGACTAAGAAACCCTAGTGTGGTCCAGAACAGTTTTTTCATACTTGTAAATAATCCAGCCAGCTGTCGTGTCTAACATGGAACGGCATCATCTTACGTTTGTTGATCAATTCGTAGTAGTCAGGCTTGTAGGGCTTGACCTTTGGAACAATCTTTTTGTTCGCACCCTTGTTAGCGTTACATGGGCCACAAGCAGTTGTGGTGTTTTCAAAGGTTGTCTTGCCGCCCAAGCTGGTTGGTAGCACATGGTCTAGTGTGCAATCCTTCTTTGTCAAGTGGGTATTGCAGTATTGGCATGTGTAACGGTCACGTAGGAATACATTACTCTTTGAGTAACGAATCGCTGTCTTTGGTTTCATGTATTCACGCAACATGATAATAGCTGGTACTTGTGTTTCCCAACGGGCTGATCTAACGACCCAATCATCGTGCCATGTGATTACTGCGGCCTTGTCCAAGACCAGATATCGAATAGCTTCCTGCCAATCTACTGTGCTCAACGGCAAGTAGTTTACCGGCATACCATCAGCATTAAGTACTAAGGTATCCATTTTTAACCTCTTTTGATTGTGTTACAGACCCAACCTATGAAGTGTATATTGTACACTTAAAAACTATTTAAGTCAATATTGATTGAACGAATTCGTTTCCGGAACGCTCTACGGCTGAATTCCATTGATCTTTGAGATCGTTGTCAAATACACTTTCATGATCGGCTGAAGCAGTTAGCCAACTGAAACTGTGATCTCGTTGTGATGTGCCTTTGAGTTCTTCTGCTAATTGTCTTGGTGCCCAACCACACAGGCCCAAAAACAATCTAAACTGTCTAGGTGCATCACCATCGCCTAAACGCACTAGCAAATCTTCTGCACTACTGATTGAAAAGTCTTCGTTGATCTGCATGGTATTGGTACATGACCATTCACTGCTGTGTAGCATACTAAGAGCTTTGATATTAACTGGACCACCTAAATAAATGTAGCCAGGTATATTGAGACGAGCAATGCCCACTTGTTCACTAAACTCAGACACAGTCATTTCACTGCGCTTGTTCAGTATAAGTCCCATGCTACCATTAGCATGATGTTCAGTTACGAAGATCACACTCTTATACCAAAAGTTACTTTTTAGTTTAGGTGGTGCAATTAGTAGTGTTCCAGATAGATCCATTATGCCACATTCATTGATTGTTTAAAAGCGGCATAACGCATTTTGCGATCATCTAATCCGTTATATCCGCCGTTTATTACTTTAGTTATAGCATTAACATCATCCCAGTTACTGACTCTGGGTTGCACATATGTTTTCCAGAATAGTACTGCTGTCTTAGCCGCTACATCTGGTTTTTCAACTAGTTCTGGTTCTTTTTCTAAAGGTAGTCCCAGCTTGGCTCCAGCTTCTCTGTAATTACTTCTACCAGTTAGGCCAATGTAGCCACGACCTCTATATCGATACCCGTCACCTTTTTGTACGTTGCCTAAATCTCTACGACCTTCGTATCCTTGTTGTGCGGCACTTGGTCCCCATATTTCACTTAGGTACCTAAAGCCTCCACTCTCGTGACTGCATTGTGCAAGGAACGCTGCTAGCTCTTTGCCTTTAATGCCTTGTCCCATTGCTTCCTTAGCCAGCAAGTCTCTCGATTCTTTATCACCCAATGCACTTACTGCAATCTTACCTTTAAACTCTTCTGGTTTGGCTTTTTCTAATTTGCTTGCTTTTGGATTTGCTGCCACTGCTTTATTCAATGCTTGTACGGTTTCAGGTGTTGCAGTTCCTGTCGCAGGCAATTTGTTATCCGCTTGAAACTTTGAAATGCCAGCAGCAGTATACTTACCTATGATACCATCGTCCTTTGTTGGGCCAACATCATAGCCCAATGCCATCAATGCACGTTGTAAGTTAACTACTTCAACACCCCTACTGCCCATCTTAGGACCAGTTGGTACTAGAATGTAGCCAGCATCAGCATTGTCTGACGTAGCTGTTTTGTCTGCGTCTGGTGTAGCTGCTTGTCCAGGCTTTGCGCCAGCTTTTACTTTTGCAGCAGCAGTACCATACCAGCCCATAGGAGCATGAATACCATCGCCGCCAGACACACTTAGTTTGCCCATGTCAATTACTTCAACACCACTTGGGATACTTGACTGCATCATTTGTCTTAGCTGATTTCTATCTTTGGCAAATTTAGGATTATCTGTTTCAGCAAATAGAACATAAAATACTTTACATTTCTTTTGTAGAAGTTCATTAAGCATACTAGTAACTCTACTCACTACCTGTTGCTTGTTTGGGCTCATCATGTCGTTAGCACCAGCACTTAGTACTACTGTGCTTCCAGGACTAACTTTATCAATAGCATCGTCGTTGGCACCGTTCATTGCACTTCTACCATTTGTTGCTAGACTGATAAATTTGCCTGAGCCAGCAATAGCCACTGCATGGCTATCGCCAATAGCATAAATTTTTGTAGCCGTTTCTGG